GGCGAAGTGGTGCAGAAGTGCATTGGCATGAACTCAGGAAAAGTGAGTACGTCCTATGATGGTTCACTTTCACATACGTGTCAGAGTCACTACGTCGCGAGACGGTGCTCTGGCTTGGACGCTTCCCCAGATGGCTATCTGGAGCAGAAGCGCAATTTCCGATTTGGCGTGTATAGCGATGACAAGAATTCGGCTGTCTCACCTCAGTGGGCTCCGAACTTTACTTTCGCAAAGCGACAAGCAGCGTATCGTGAATTGGGAATGGACCTTGATCCTGCGAAGGACAAGGAATCAATGGACCTCACCGGCCACGCTTGGCTGGGGAAAATCTTCGAGTTGCGCTCGAACATCTACGTGCCGGTTGCGAACCGCACAAAGTTGCTCTGCTCGTTGCGAAACTTAGAAGGCGCGCGTCCCGACGATATATTAATGGCGCGCACACTAGCCCTTATGGTTGAATCGACTTTCACGGACATATTCCCTTGGATGAGGAATCACGTGCTTTGGTTGATGTCGATCATGACAACCACTCCCCTCGACTCCACGGAGTTTCAGAAATGGTTGTGGGCAGTGCCAACATTTGAGCAATGCGTGCGGTTCTGGCTTGGCCTCGAATACAGGGTGGTGGCGTGACGCGCCCACCACGTTCGCGTTTAAGAACAGGTCACAATGCCTAATGGCAAGTCAAAGAACCAACACGGAACTCCCGCCTCCGGAACCAAAGGAGCCCATTCATCTGGTGCTAACGGTGGATCCGGAAACGGCGGAGCTCAGGTTAAGGCAGAGCTCAAACAGGTCAGAAAGCAGCTTAAGCAGATGCAGGTCACCCGTAAGGATGGCTCAAACGTTGCCCACGCAACTGTTTACGCCCAGTTCAAAGCTGTGCTCGCCGCACAGCTTGACCCCTACAACTCCGATCCCGTGCGCCTCTCTGAGAACACCGGACGACCAACTGCAGCAAACAGACTCTTCAGAGTCGAGTCGGCAGGTTCGTCGGGTGTCAGCACAAGCGGTACGGTCCTTAGCCCGAATTGTGGATTCGCGGCAATCTTCCGAGACCCTCGTCTCGCTAGCGTCCGCTACGAAGTTCGCTCCTCGGCGGCTAGAACGTATCGTGCTCAGTTCGTCACCAACGGATCCTTGGGATTCACAGGTGTCGGCCCCTCCCCGTCCCAGTACTTGAGACCAGTTGGTTTCTTGTTCACGGGCGGGTCATGGCGGGCTCACGGCGATCGTGTTGCCATGTTGCAAGACGTGGAAGGAGTGGATCGTGTCTGGGTGGATGTGGAGCCTGCGGGTTCCTCTACCACCATTTTCACTT